GCCATTGGTGTTTGATGATGCGATGGTATTGCCGCTGGCTTGTATATTACCTGCATTGAGGGTGGTCAGATTGCCAGTGGTGATCCCTACTATGGTGCCATCGAATGTGAAAGCGCTGCTGGTCAATAGTTCTTTGTTGGTGCTTACATAGGCTACCTGATTTGCAGTAGCGGTATTGATCAATATGTTGCCCGTGCCGTTGGGCGCTAGGTTGATGTTCCCGTTGGTGTCGCTGCTGGCAATGGTGTTGGTGCTGATCTGTATGTTTGCTAGCTTAGTAGTGCCATCCACGTGTAGGTCGGCAGTGGGAACCGCTTGATTTATGCCCACCCTCATGTTGTTGACATCTAGATATACTAGGTCGGTCTCAAATGCTAGATCCACGCCCTGTCGGACGAGATTCTCTTTCAGCATAGGTCCGCCGATGCGGCCAAGGGTCATGGCAGTCTCCCTGCACCCGATCCTACGTGGGTGCGCCCCGGTTTATGGTATTATTTATGGAGATCAGCGATCAGTGCTGTCAAAGCCCTGATATACTTCTATTGTCTGTCCTAGATTAGGAGCAGAGTTAAAGGTTAGTGTGGTGCTTGAGATAGTGTAGTGTGCAGTTGGATTTTGATGCACGTTGCCCACGAATACCTGCACACCTTTCTCGTCATTGGGAGTAGTGCTGAGAGTGTATGCGGTGGTGCTGCCATCACCTGTGAATTGATCTTTGGTTATAGCGAGTGGACCCCTGCTGGTCACGTCCTTCCAGCCACTTTGATAGAATTCAAAGCGTCCAGTGTCAGTGTTGAACCTAAGCTGTCCCGTGACTGGCGTGCTAGGACGATCAGCAGTGGTTCCCACTGGTATCCTTATGCCAGTGCTGCCAGTCTTGATCTCTGTGTTCTTAGCAAGCCTGCCCATGTTAGATTCCCGTGTATGTGGTGGTGACTATCACTGCGTTGGCCACGTTGCTGATCGCTGAGAAGAAATCTCCGTTACCAAGGATGAATCTTTCCGTTTCGATAACATAAGTGTCTGCTGCTGAAATGCTGATATTCTTATAAACTAGATTGCTTGCGGTCACCGATCCCCCGCTGGGCACTAGATTCAAGCTGCACAACACCGTTCCACCGCTTTGATTGCATAGGTGCATGGTGCTGATCACTGTGTTGCCACTGCTGGTATAAACCGTGGTGTCTGCTGCGGCCACGTTCGCGTTGGTTATTGCCATCTGTCCTTACCTCATAATAAGGCCAAATGCTATGGCCCTCTTCTTGCTTGCTATCTCACCTGAGTCAACGGTGTTGACGAAATAAACACCACTGGTTCCTTCACCGGGTGTCGCTGCATAGATCTTGGTCTTGCTGGCTGTGCTGCCCGGTGTGCTGCCTTGGAAGTCCATGACCGCCACTGAGCTCATGTTGATCGTGCCCGTGCCATTGGCGCTGAGGCTGAGATTACCGTTGGTTCCCACGTTAGTGACAGAACCGTTGCCAATCTGGACATTGCCCACATAGAGATAGTTGGCCGAATCGTCGTAGTTGAAATCGGCTTCAGCACCTAAGACCCCTGCTGAGTTGTATTGTATCTGTCCTGGGCTACCTGCCGCGCTCACTGTGCCGCTGCCAGTGATGATGTCCAAATAAGTGCTGCCATCACTGGTGAGTTGCCAAGTGTCTGTGGTTTCGTTCCATCTTAGAACCACGTCAGGCAAGCTGCCCCTATCAACCACTATCTGTGCAGTGGTTCCCAGCGTGCTCACGCCCGCGCCCGTCTCGCCCGAATTGAGCGTGATGGTGTTATCAGTGATGACGGTGGTGATCGTATCAACCACCGTGTTTGAACCATTGATCTGGACGTTCCCGTCAAATACTATGACGGGCGCAGATATGGTATAGCTGTCGCTTACTCTTTTGATCTCTGCCATGGCTTGCTATTTATGTTGGGCATGAAATCGCTGATCAACTGGCTGGAATGATTATTGCATTGCAGCCATTGGACTGGCACTATACCGTCATCGTTGGTCAGCCTCACGAATCTCTGATCCCTATGTTCTCGGAATATCTGGGCTAGCTGTTTGACCCAGTTACCATAATAGGTTTCTTTGTCCTCGCTGCGGCGATAGTTGTCAGTGCTTGAATAAACATTGTTTTGCCTTCCTTCTTGTCCTTGCAGATCGAATCCCACCAGGTAAATCACAGCATGAGCAGCTTCAGCTGCATACTTGACAGCGATAGGCCCGCTGCTGAATCCAAAATGATGAAGGATCAGCTGGCTTCCTAGCTCTGCTCGAGGTTGCCTAGTATAAAATGCGTTTTTGAGCGCGTAACCACTGTCTTCTATCTCTGCTGTGATGCCAGGATCTGTGGCTATCAAAACGTCAGGAGTGAAGTCTCGATATAATGCATTGCACCCATAGATGCGGCCATGCTTCTTCAGATCCTCGAGATTGAGGGCAAGCCGTGATCTTCCGTTGCCTATTACGAATCCTGGTTTCATCTGTCAAAAAAAAAGCTGCGTGCAACAATTTAGCACGCAGCTCTCGGTTAGGACAATATCCTTATCAAGCAGAGGTCATCTGCAGATTGACATTGATGGTAGCAGTGGTGAATACCCATGGCACGCTTTGGCCAGTGGTGAACTGCGTGCCAGTGCCTGCGGTCACTTGAACACGATGCTTGGTGATCTTAGTAGCGTAATATGTGCCGCTAGCTGAGTCAGTGAGTGTCACACGCATCTCTCCAGCACCCGGAGCAGTAGCTACTAGCTTGCAGATGCCTGTGCCTTGTGCTGTGGTAACCTTGAAACGACGACCTGATACTTGCTTGATCAAGCTGCCGTTGACTGCTGAGCTTCCACCATCAGCAGCAGGAATGTATGCTGATGCTTGGATCTGATTGCCGCTCTGCGAAGTAAGACCGATCTCACCTACCTTGAGAGTTCCGCCTACAGTTTCAGTTAGTTTTAGAGGTCTTCCCATTTGTTTTCTCCTTATCTGGGCGTTCTAGGCCTACGCGGTTGGTATCCGCATAAACTGATCGAGTGAGATCAGCGTTATATTTAATAAAAAAGGGCGGATCGCTCCGCCCTTTTTGTTGTAGCTAGTCTCTTCTCTATTAGGAGAATGTGACGTTGCTGATCGCGATTTCGCCGAGATAGTCGCCAGCGTTACCGAGCGATGAAGCAGTATTTGTGAGCTCCACATATCCGTAACGTGTCATAAAGCCAACGACTGGCTCGAAGGTTGATGGATCAAGCACGACGCCTGAGCTCATCAGTGGGATGTATGGGCAGTAGAACGCTGCTGCGTCTGCTTCGCTTGAACCCTTGTAGCCGACGAGCACTGCTGTGCTGTCTGCTGCATATGAGTCAACATACACGCGCATCGCACCGTTGAGCGTGCCAACGAACTTGGTGTTTGTTGGAGCTTCGAAGGTGCCTTCGGTTGTGCGAGCGAAAGCTGAAGTCGTTGCTGACTGGAGGATGGTCAGTGCTTCTGGTGAAACAACTGCCCAGTTACCAGCACCACGACGTGTGCGGCTTGCGATCTTGTTAGCAACGCGGTTAACGAGGACTGCGAGAGCAGCGTGTTCGTCACCAACGAATGTTGCTGTGCCGCTCACTGCTGCTTGGTTGAAGGTTTCTTCAGTTGCAGCGAGAGCGCGGAGGCTGTAAAGGATCTCTTGATCGATTTCAGCGGTGATCTCTTGTGCGAGAGCAGCCATGATTTCTGCTTCGACATCGAGACCGTGCATGCTCTGAGCGTCTTGAGCAGCTTCAAAGGTCCAGCGAGCTGATAGCTTGCGGGTCTTTGCTTCTACTGCTTGCTTGAGGATCTGCACAGAGATCTTGCGACCTGGAGTGCCTTCCATTGAGCTCGTTGAGCCAGCCCTGCCATCAGCACTGTTGGTGCCTGATGGAACGCCTGAATAGCCCTGGGCGATCTTGAATGGGCTAAGAGCTTCTTCACCGGCAGTGGTGTCGGTGCCTGGGCCGTTAGCTGGTGATGCAGTTGACGTGAAGTCTTCTGCATAACGAACGCGGAGGGTATGGATCTGACCGACTGGGCCGGTCATTGGCTGCACGCCGACGATTTCGTTGGCGATAACAGTTGGCATAACACGACGGATCACTGGGAGGATCACGCGGTTAAGCGTAGCTACGTTGCCAGCAGCAGTTGCACCAGCTGATGCACTTTCTGACAGGTAACGCTTAGTGTTTTCGAGCACTGCACCCATGGTGCTGCGACGTGTTCCGCTGAGGCCCTCGAGCAGGGCATCTTTGGTCTCGTCCCAACGGCTCTCAATTAGGTTCTGAGTCATTGTTCAAGTTTCCTTTTACTTCAATCCTGCCAAACGTCTGATTTCAACTATATTGCCCTTGTCCTCAGTTGAATCTTGGGCTTTGGCGGCCCTGTCACCCGTGACTGCTGTCACAGATTCGTTGATAACCTTGCGGTCGTTCTTTGTGTTGCCATTCATGACGGCTGGAAGATACTTCTGGAAAGAAGCATCCAGCTTGTCTGTTGACACGCTTTCTAGCAAGCTGACCATCACTGCACGCTTGTCAGCTGCGAGTGGCTTCAGCATTTCGTTGAGCTTGGTATCGCGAGCGATACCATCCTTGATCTGTGCGATCTCTTGGTCCTTGGACTCTGCAATGGCCTTTTTCTCGGCCATGTCCTTATGCGCTTCGACTAGTTTGGTTTCCATGCTCTCCATCATGCTCTTGAGCTTGCGGATCTCAGCATGCTCATTGAGATGGGTAGCAGCGAATTCACTAGCGAATGCTTCGAACAGGCGCCTACCAAAGTTGTTTTCACTTGCAACCTTGATGTCTTCCTTGAGCTGTCCAAGCTCTGCCTTTAGTGTGTTGGTGACTGTAGCTTCAACCAGCTTGGTTCCACGGGCGATGAACTGCGCACGCAGCTCTGCCAGCTTATCCTTGGCTTCAGCAACCAGCTTAACGCGAGTGTTAATCAGGTCCTTCTTGTCCTCCGTGAATTCCTTGAGCTCTTCGGCGAGGGCACGCACGACGAACTTTTCAAGGCGGGCCAGGCCAGCCTTTTGTGAATCACGGTCCTGGGCGAATTCTTTGAGTTCTTTAGCTAGGTTCTCACCTAGGAAAACATCGAACTTGCTGGCCTTGTTCTGCATCTCTGCTACGAACTTGGCACGATCTTCGACCAACTGTGCCTTCTCAGCTGCCACTTCCGTGATAGCTGTGGTAAGGCTCTCCGTCACCATCTTGTCTAAGGCTTCAACCATCACGCTTTTGTCGTGTTCGTAACGGCTAGCAAATTCGGCGCGTAGCTCCGACTTTGCTTCATCTAGCTTAGAATTCCAAACCTCTTCGATCTGAGTCTTGGCTTCTTCGTTTATGATACCGCTATCGAGCAATGGTTTGATAGCTTCGAACATCTTTTTCTCCTGAATCATAATTTCAGTTCATTGATAAAGCTCTTGACGGCTTCCGTCACGTGCTTCTGTAAACGCTTGTCTTCATTGAGCTCCGCGGCCATCTCAAGCGTTTTATGGCCATAGCGCATGTTTAACAGGCTCTCATAGATAGCCTTTGGATATGCATTAGGAGCGGAAGGTTGTGCGACCACGTCAACAGTAACGATATTGAAATCGCTGACCTGTCCGTTGGCCTCGTTCACATTGCCCTCACCCCTGCTGCTAACTCCTAGCTTGACGCCAGACTCTAGCATGGTGCGGACTAATGTGCCCATTGGTGTGGGCAGTATCTTCAGCTTACCGTAACCGTTTGGTCCGTCCATCCACATTTCAGTGATCATGTGGCTGACGCGGTCAAGGTTGATGCGCAGGTTGGTGGGATGGTCCACTTCACCTAGCACGCTGTAGCCACCAGTGATCTGCTCATTGATGGTCTTGACTGCCTTGGAGATCTCAGTGACAGGGTAGACACGCTGATTTGCGTTTTCGACCCCGCCCTGGATGCAGATGCCCTTCATATACAGATCCTTGCCATCACTGCTACCTTCGGTAACAATGCGTGCTTGATCGTATGACAGTGTTTCTATCAGAAAGGGCTTCATTAACGTTCCTTAGAGTGTGCTCTTGGTGTTCGTGCCACCAGCTTCGCTGCTCACTGGAGCCTTGGCCTTACCGAAAGCATCGCCAGCCTTGCCGCCCGGGACGTTTTCGAAATTGCCGCTGTGTGGAAGATCACCTGACTTACCTGCCTTTGGAGCAGATGTGCCGTCTGGATTGCTGTTTCCGCCTGTGCTGATGTTGGCCTTGCCACCCATGTCGTTCTTGCCAGCTACTGGGCTGCTAGTGTTAGCACCTGATTCTGACTTTACTGGGGCTGGAGCTTTCTCGACGTATTCGCGGACCATGCCTTCTGCTGGCATTTCATCGCCCGCCTTTTCTGCATGGCTCTCTGTTTCATCCGCCATTAGCTTGTCGAATTCAGCCTTGAGCTCATCGAGTGCAGCTTCGAGGTCAACCACGCGATCTTCGATCTCGTCGTCGCCTGCTTCTTCTCCGCCCATTTCTGGTGCTTCTTCGCTGCCTTCTTCGCCTGCGTCGTTCATGTCCATGCCAGCTTCATCAGCTTCCACGTCATTCATCATGTCATCAGCAGCATCGCCACCGATCTCGTCAACGATTGACTCTTCAACGCCTTCGTTAGCTTCGCTGCCTTCTGAGCCTTCATCTTCCGAATCTGCTTCCTCAGCAACTAGGTCAGTGTAGATCTGGCGGCTCTTCTCAACTACGATATCGTGGAACAGCTCGCGGGCCGCTTCTTCATTGTCATTGAGGATGTGCTCAATGAGATTTTCAAACTTGGATTTCATGTTGATATATCTCCTAATATCCCGTGGGATCTAAGGATATTTAATGGTAAAAGGAGATATGGGTATAAAACAGGCAGATTTTTGATCAATCTGCCGGCACGCGGTTAGTTATGCCTGCGGAAAAGTGTTTAACAGATGCTTTTTACAGCAGGCCGCCTTCTTGTGGCGCAGCGTTATACATCTGTTGGATCAATTGCATGTCTTTTGCATGTTCGAGAGCCCTCATGTCGTTCATCTTGCGAAGTTTGTTGATATGTGCCAATGTAAGTCTGGTCTTGCGTGCATCAGTGATATCGATCTGGCTAGAATCCTGCGAAAGGTCCTGGTATTCGTTTGGGTAACTTTTGAACATCTCCAGCAGTCGCATGCTAGCCTCCTTGATTTATTTAAGTCGCAGGCGTGGTTCCTGCGGTAGGTGATGGTGCTGCCGCTGCTGCGCCCGGTGTTGGCACTGCACCTGCTATGGCACCTGCCCCAGGTGCTCCGGCTTCTACGCCTGGTGCGCCTAGTTCTGCTGATGGTTCTACCGCTGATAACGTATCTAGATCACCTGTGATAGCACCGGGTGTGACACCTACGTTGCGGAGATCTGACCCTGCCGCAGCTGGCGCAGATGATTTGCCCATTTCCTCACGCCACATGCGCTCGTTCTCTTTGATTTCGACTTCACTGAAACCAAGGTATTTCTTTAGCATGAAGCGTTTGCTGATGTATGGTGTTGCTGCTAGCTGGGTGAAACTGCCTATGCGTGCAGAGTCCAGATCGATGCTGCGATAAGCAGCGAAGTTCATAGGTGGTGTCAGTTTGATCTCGAACAAGCTATTGTCGATGTTGAAGCCACGGAAGCTGAGGAAGGTCTTGAACTCCCTGTCCAGCGTGCTGCTGATCAAATTCTGCAACCTGATGCAATATTGATTGAAGCGATGCTCTTGTATCAGTGCTGTGGTGACCTTGCCATCGGTATAGGCTTGGCTACCATCCTCTGGTCCCGTTGGCAGATAGCTGCTGGGAACCCTGAGTCCACGAAGTAACTTATTGTTGAAATACTTGAGATCGTCGATCTCACCCAGATTCTGTCCGCCGGGCAGCGTCTCGACCTTGCTGCCGCGACCTTCAGCTGTCTGGGGGAAGAAGTAGTCCTCATTGATGCTGAGAGGATTGTAGGTGCTGTCCATGATGTTGTTGCCACCGCCCGTTTGGGTGGGCAGTCGCTTTTGATGGATCTCGTTCTTGACACGTTCCACGAACTGCATGGCCAAATGGCTGGGCATGTTGCCCACGTCGATGTAAAAAATGCGGCGTTCAGGGGCACGCTGCACCCTGTAGATGAGGATCGCATCTTCCAGCAGTTCCTTCTGCTTATAGACCTTGAACACGTTTTCTAATATCGAAATACCAAATGGCCAGTTGACATCTAATCCTTCTGTGAGGCTGAGATGCACCACATGTTCAGCAGCGATGCTCTTCTCATTGGCGCCTAGACTGAACCTGCTGCCACCTGTATAGGGTGCGTTTGGTAGGGTATAGCTGCCCGTGGCACCGCCGGTCTGTGGGCTGCGCACATAGGTATCCTGTGCTGCTGTAGTAGTGCCTGTTAGATTTTCGAAGTTAGGGCTGAGATCCTTGATGAAATAGTTCTCTGGTTCCTTGCCTTGGCTCTCGTTGACTACTATCTTGGTGATCTTGGCCATGTCAATCCAGTAGAGCTCAAAGGTCTCAGGATCACGAATGAAAACTTGATCGCCATACTTGAGGGTGTTGCGCACCATCTTCATCATGCGGCGATCGAACTCGTTCATGCTGCTCCAGTTCTTGAGCTGCTCGGTTATGATGTCCGTCTCGGTTTTAGTAGGATCATCGCTGAAATGTATGTCGAAGGGTGTGTTGTTCTCTTCATTGTGCTGTGTCATGAACTCAGAGATCGTGTCGAGGGCAGCATTGACCTCAGGATCTAGATCCATGTTTTCATATTGATTGTATCGTTCAACGCGATTTGGATGCCCTGAATAGACATCTGGCAGTGGGTTCTGATAGTTGCTGAACTTGAACTGCGGTGTTCCACCGCTGCCACCAGATATGGGGCTCATGTTCCCATCAGCATTGACGATCTTAAAGTGTTTTGTCCAAGCCATTCATTATCCTCGGTATATTTACCGCTATCAGCTGGCCAACAGTTGGCCTTGGCGAGTAAGATTGTTAGTGCGTTGCATTTCAGTAAGCATAGCACCATTTAAGCGAGCCAGCAAATCTAATCTGTCTGCTAGATTCTTGAACCCAGAATCGTCCAACTTAACTGGTATGGTCCTACCATCAGGCAAGGGAACTACTGCTTCAGAAACTCCATCACCTGCTGTGATGCTTATACCGTCCATGCCCATGTTTGGCACGATACCGCCCCTGGCCATCTTTTTCTCGATGATAGTTTCGCCGAACAAATCATAACCAAACAAACCAGATCCAGGCTTAGTTCTGCGGACTAATCCTTGATCAGCTAGCTCAGCATCAGTCAGTTTATCATAGGCTTCGAATTGGGCTTTTTGCGCTTTTTCTTGCGCAGTGTATCGGGTAAAAGAGCCGCCACGT